GAAGATAATTGCTCTGCGTTATAACGCCTGTCTCCGTTGTACGAGTCGTAAAAACCACTTGTTAAACTCATTATGTTTACTCTCCTTCCTGTATAGTTTCAAAAGTTGGATATACGGATACTCCTTCTTCGCCTTCTGATGTGACCACTTCAAGAATTCGAGCTTTCGCTTCGTGTCCGTATTCATCGGAAATCTGAACGATGTCCCCTATGTAAAAATCTTCGTCTTTTCCATATCTATACATCGTACTGGTTTCGGCTTCACCCTCAAACGTAACGACTTCCTTATTTTCTGTTAATTTTTCACGTCCCCTCTGCCTTAGCAATTCCAAGTATTCTTCTTCAGAGAGAGTTATTTCCTCGTAAGTTTCCTCATTATAACCCGCATCCGAAGTTATATCCCTCGCGTCGGTGAATAATTCTCTTCTATACAAACCAACACCTTCGCCGACCGAAACGTATTTTCTCTCAGAACCTTCACCTTCACCGCCAACCAACGTGACGTTCTTTAGCGACGATCGTGACTCGACATAGTTACTACTAATAAGGTTATCGAATTCGGGGGAAAATAGAACATGGTTGTTGTCGGTTTGACTGTATGATCTGTCTTTACCGGCATATAGTTTGAATACGAACTGTTTATCGTCATTGAGAGTTATTTTGAACCCGATACCACGTTCTTTGCAGAGAGCAACTATAACATCATAAAGACAATCGCCAGTGTACTGAGCCTCGATTTTTAATTTAGTTATAGCTGGATCGTCGGATTTCTCGAATACAAAATTTGCGATTTTACGATTTTCATCGGTGGGATTAATAACATTCTCGTTCAAAAGCATTTCTATACCGTCTTGGAGATTTCCAGTTATCGTTTTTTGACCCCAAATTATTCTTCGGTCCAGCATGGATTCGAGCGACCTACCAGTTACGGTAAGCTGTTTCCCGTTTTCGGCATTGGTCGTTATGAGTAATTTTTCAACAATCATAACGTATTCGGAATCATTACGGAACAAATAATTATCCTGTTTCATGATATCAAGAATATATTTGTTGATGGGGGTGGATATCTCGAAATCTCCACATTCATTATAACGATCCGCCCATATAAGGGATTCGTATGTATCCACGATATCAAGGGGGATTAAATTCTCATCTAGAACGAATATATCCATAAATCATACTCCCTCATATGCGACTCTATTCTCTATCTCCAACTGTATATGTTCAACGCCACTTTCCGAGGTATAACCAAAAATGTTATTTCCTTTTGCAAGTTGGAACCATTTTGAATCTTTAGTTAAACAAGAAAGAATATTATATGTATCACCGTATCTATTTACCAGTTTAATAGACTTTCGGCCCTTTTCCGTACAAATAACAATTTCGTCACCAGATTCGATATAGTCGTGATAAAAATTCGCATTCGTTTTAAGCTTATCAGTGTTTATAGTCATGCTTTCGCCGGTGCGGTCGCTATAAACTGTTATGTTTTTAACCTGATTTGATTCCGATGGATTCATTCCGCCTCCAACAACGTGAATTCGAATAGTCATTCCCACTTCGGCATCGCCTTCATAATAGACCGATTTTTCGTTATGATAATGTATAACGCTCAATTCTAGCGTTTTTTCATCGACAGATTCGTGTCCGAATGGAAACTCGAATAACGGTTCGATATGACTGAAACGAGTAACTTTTATACCGTCTTCTCCTGCTGAATAAAAATCTGGATCAGGACAGATTATCGATATATCTGCGCCTTCGTCTTTGCTAAATATATCGGGTTCATTGGACTCGACATATCCATCGATTGCCGCTTTACGAGTATCGGTTTCGATAAGTAAAGTGAGTTTTTTCTTTATAGGAAAATGCTTATACGATAAATGACGAACTTCTTCTATTGAGTTTTTCCATAAGAATCCCAACGAGATGACAATGTTTCGGCTAGACTTTCTCGCCGAATTAAACAAACCGCCATCTTGTGTTATGAGTTCAGTGGTATTTATAGTTGAAGTTCCCGGACCCAATCCCGTTATAGATTTGACAACGAAGCCTGAAAGTTCAGGCCTCGCTAAATCTATTTTGATGCTATCGCCGAGATAGTTAGTCACAGTGATTGATTTAATCATGCTTTTGCCATCCTTTCAAATATCGAAAATTGATTCTTAGTTTGTCTGTAGATTTCAATCCTCGACAAAGCTTTAGGCGAGTAGTTGTTTTGTGTGAATGAAATCGAGGTTCCTTGTTTGGGCACTCCAGATGGAGAACCATCATAGTTCACGTCAGAAGACATTCCGTCGGAAATAGCCGCTGCTCTAATGTTGGCAGTATCAACGGTAATAGTTTTGGTCTTATTAAACATATTCGACAATTGTTTTTCGCCGTTTTCAACATCGGTTAGGTCGATAACAGGTCTAATTGTGGGCGATAAATTAATACCTCCTGCTATCAGATCGGCTACAAATTTCAAACCTTTAGTCAGAGTATTAGTTGTATCTTCACACAAGTCTTTTGTCGAATCGGTTACTTCGTCAGTATTCTTTGTGATACCCTTGGCCAAACCTAAATCTATGAACCTACCAAGTTTCGTGGCCATTTTCGAAGGAGAATTAATTTCAAGCTCCTCATTCATGGTATTCTCGGTTGCTTCACACACTTTTTTGGCGGCATCCGTTACTTTATATCCGTTATCATCGATTCCCTTAGCGAGTCCTTCGTCTATATACATACCTGCTTCTGCAGCTGTTTTTGAAGGAGACTCGATTCCGAAGAACTCCAGAACGCCATCCCAAGCATCAGTTACGATATCCCATAAAGTTTCCGCCAGAGTCGAAGCCGCAGCCCACAAACCCTCGCAGAGACCGGCGATGATTTCTTTTCCGACCACAAACACGTTTCCGACGCATTGACCTAGAGTTCTGATAATTGTACGGACTAGATCACCTATCATTAGTTCCAAACGTGGAAGATTGGCCTCGATGCTTGCTCCTATACCATCTATGAGCTTAAATATGAAATCCCAACCCGCTTGAATGATCCTCGGTATTTGCTCGCCGACCGCGTCTGTAAATTTGACGAAAAGATCGGCAACTACTTCTACGATATCTTCGATATTATCAGAGATGCCTTTTAAAAAAGCTAGTATGAAGTTCACACCAGCGGCGATTATTTCGGGAAGTTTCTTCGTTATAAAATTTAAGAATTCCGTGATCAACGTGCCTAAACACTCCAACAATGGAGGAATGCATGCGGTCAAGGCGTTTATAACAGCGAGAAGAACTGTAGTAATGGCTTCGCATATAGCTTTTACGCTATTAGCGATTGTTTCACAGAGTCCGACGATGAGACCTTCTACTATCTTGAACATCAACCGCGGGATTAATTCGATTATGGCAGTTAGCATAGCGGTAAACGCCGCCACACCGACCGTTCCAGCAGCCGCTAAAGCCGTTAAACCTGCAGCAAAAGATAATAATCCAACACCGGTGGCTAGACATCCTATACCAAGAAGAACAATTGCCGCGCTTAACGCTAAAACAATCGGGGTAACTGGTTGTAATATAATAGCTGCTGCTCCTACTATCGCGAATGTTCCAGCCAATGTTATCAAGGCTCTAACCATCTCGCCCCACGACAATGTCGCAAGACCCTTAAGGGCTAATGCGAAGATGCCGACAGCGGGCGCTATAATTTGCATAGCCATCGCACCTACAACAGCTTTCTTCATAAAATTCATAGCAACCGTTATAATAGCAAGTGATCCCGCTAATGTGACTAACGCCTTAGCCATTTCTTCCCACGACAATCCACCCATGTCGGATAGCGTATTTCCCAAAATAAGTAACGCGGATGATAACAACACCATTCCCGTACCTTTGGAAACCATGCTTTTTGGCATGAGATTTACCGCCGCGGTTACCACTATTAACGCGCCTGCGATAGTTAATAATCCCTTACCTATTTCGCTCCAAGACAGTTTTCCGAGATCAGAAACCGCTTTTGCGAATATAAGCATCGCGGCACCGAGTATAACAAGTCCCGTTGATGTGGTCATAACATGCTTAGCGTTTTTTGTGAGCTTAACAAATACAGCGAGTTCGGCTAAAACAACCGCAACTGCCGCAAGCCCTTTAAGCATTGACGCGACGTCTAATTCCGAAAAGTCCTCGACTGCGCTCGCTAAAATCTTAATGGCTGCAGCTAAAAGTATTAAACCGAGAGCTTTGAACGAGCCCATTTTACTAGAACTCGACATCTTCATGAATAATACCAATTCAGCCATGAGAGCTCCTACACCTAATAGACCTCTGCCTATAGATTTCATATCAAGCTCTCCGAGTTTCTTCACAGCACCAGTAAGTATACGTACGGCAATCGCTAATGCGATGAGCTTAGTAAGACCTTTAGTAACCTTTCCTCCAACCTTGGACAATATAACACTGGTTATCGTCAACATAGCAATAAGTGTTGTTATTGCTGTCAGTCCTTTGGTTATACTTTTTGGGTCCATATTACCTATTATAGCCATTGCTGCTGACAAAATTAGAACCGAAACCGCGATTTTCAACATCAACCTACCAATTGACTCTAGCAAAAGAAGTTTTTTAATGCCATCCGCAATTCCGCCGGCACTACCCATGGTGGCAGATAAAACACCCATAGAAGCGAACATTTCAATAAATAGAGCTGATATAACGCCCAATGAAGCAGCAAGCTTGTCAGAATCTATCATTGAAATGACTACTAGAGCAGCAGCCAATACACCAATCGCGGCCGCAATAGTCAATAGAGCCTCGGCTTTTAATTTAAGTTGAAACGCTCTGAGTGTATCTCCGACCTCTTCGAATATTTCTCTAAAACTTTCTAAGAATTCGCCCGATTCTTTTACTATTTTCGAAAGTCTATCAATAAACATTTTGATGCTCAACACCAATCCGCCGGTTAGAAGACCTTCGATTATCTCAACAAGTCCTTCAAAATCCGCATTTTCAATCGCAGTGCTAACTTTATCGGCCACCCCTCCTATTAATTTACCAATAGCATTAACTATTGCTAGAAACAGAGGAGCGATTTTTTTGACAATCTTTCCGAACGCTTTAAATACTTTCATAAGTCCTTCGCCGAGAGCAGTAAAAGGCTCAAAGCAAAGTTTTAACTTTTCAGTAAAAGAGTCAACGCCACTCAAGTCAATACGAGTAAAGCCCGTAAGCGCATCAGCAATACTGCTTACGAATTTTTTAAAGCCTTCAATGACCGCACCGATTACAGTTACGATTCCACCAATGACTTTATTGAAAACGTTGCTAGATTTTATGAACTCTCTAAATTTAACGATTGCATCACCAAGAATCGCCGTTAATCCTAATATGCCGTCACCTGCTGGCGCTACAATACCAACAAGTTTCATGAACCCGTTAACGACTGCTTTGACGGCCCGTATGCCTATATCAAATAAAGCAAATAAACCTTTGAAAGTTCTATTGAGATTTTTAGATGTTTTGGAACCTTCTTTGAACAAGTCTTTAAATTTAGCAGTGAAATTTTTCAATCTTTCGGTGAGTGCGAATAATTGCTCACCCGTTTTCTTCGGAAATATATCTCTAAAGGCATCTTTGATGGGTTTGATTATATTTACAATGCCTTCGAAAGCATTTTTTATTGCATCTATAAGGGCTTTACGTCCGCCTAAGTCTTTCCAACCTTTCAGCATCTCGTTACGAGCCTGTGCTGATTTGTTGAGCATACCGCCGATCGTATCGCTAACCTTGGTTAAAAGCTCTTTAGCTTCTTCAAAGTCGCCGACAATTATTTCCCAAGTCTGGGTCCATCCCGACTGAGCCGCTTCTTTTAAAGTGTCCATCAACTGTGAAAATGTCTTAACTTTTGTAGCGGCATTTGTGGCGGTGTTACCGAGTTTAAAGATTGCTTCAATCTGTTCATCGGTATAACCCTTAGACTTAAGCATTTCTTTATTCTTTTTTTTCTCGGCTTCGGTCATTTCTTCACTCGCCAAGGTGAATTTTTCCAAGGTTTCGGTTAATATCTCAGACGTTAACCAACCGTTTTTGAGACTTTCTCTAAAAGAGCCCTCGGCATCTATCATCTTATCGATTTGGACACCATGCACTCTCGCTGTTTCCTTCAAAGCGTCTTGGAATACCTGACCGCCCATACCTGCATTAACAACCGAGTTCCAGTCCATAAGTTTCACTACGCCAGATGATAAAGCTTGAGATAGCTGATACATAGCAGTACTAGCCTGCTGAGATGTCGAACCTGATACCGCCGCCAAGTTAGCAATACCTTTAATCGCTTTAACAGATGTGTCCAAATCTGTTCCAGCAGCAGTAAAAGTACCAATATTACGAGTCATTTCTGTGAAGTTATAAATCGTCTTATCGGCATAAGCATTCAATTCATCCAAAGCATTATTGACATCTTTCAACGTCGTGCCTTTACTTTCGGTATTGGCTAATATTGTTTGAATGGCGTTAATCTGTGTTTCATATTCGGAAAATCCCGTTTTAACAGGATCGATAGTCAAGGCAGACACGATACGTTTACCAGCGTTTACCGCTGAGTTTGTTATGTTTGCGAGGGCGGTTACTGCTATAACTTCCATAGCCGAGAATCGAGCCTGAACTTTCTCAACAGCTCCGCCGAGAGTAGTCATGTCGACTTTCTTAGCCGCATTGTCAACGCCCGATAAACCCTTAGTCGCATCTTTGAGTTTTAAACTTTTCTCGAGTTCATTCAAACTATTAATACTAGTGTGAATATTTTGTTCAAACTGCTTGTTATCAAACTCCATTTGAACAATTCTCTCGTCAATTTCTTTACTCATAGCTTAGTAACCTCCCTCCATGCTTTTTCTGCAATTTTGTCAAAAATAGGCTGGATAGCGGGATTGATGTAATCTCTTCCTTGTACCCAGCCGCCGTTACGGGTTCCATGACCATACTGTAAAATGATGGCTATTGGAACTCCATTTTGAATATTTGAATTGTAAAACGTGATTGATGCAGAACCATTTTTTTGTTCTACTTTGTAATACCACGATTTAGCGGTTAGTCCAGAATCAACAGGTGTTGCTAACGCGAGAGCTGCCA